TGGCGTGGCGTCGTATGTGTCACCGATGCCGATAGGCGAAAGCAGCGCCTCCCACAAAATGAATTGCCCGCCGGTAAAGTCCTTGATTTCCGATACCGCTCCGGCATTCGGGCCGCCCGTCCATGTCAGCCGGCCGAGATTGAAAAACCCGTCAGCCTCGGCGCGGGCGCTGTCGGTGAATATCCGGCGCGTGGCCGTGGTCGACGCGTTGGGTATGGCCGTCCCGGTCACGCTGCCGGATACCGTCAGGGCCACCAGATCAACCGGGCACCGCGAATCAACGGAACTGCCGAACCCGTACCGGCATCCCGGCGTGTACGTTTCCAACAGTGCGCGCTGTGCGAGCTGGGCGCCCGGCGTCAGGATCTCTTGGTTGAAGCTGGTTTCGCCGTGGCCATTTGTGCCGACTACGCCGCCCATCAACCGAAACGGAATCTCGCCGCCTGAGTTGTCCCACGGCACCATCCAGACCTCAATCGATGCGCCGTCGAAAAGCCCGTTATAGAGGTCGGCCTCACTCACGCCGCTGTCTGACAGGATGCCATTCAATTCCATGTTGCCGGTCGCGCCGACCACGGTCGAAAGTTCGACGGCAGAGGCGAGCATGCTGTTGCAAGGGAGATGCTCGATGCCCCGGAACGTCAGCGCCCGATCGAGCGACGTGAACGCGAACACTAGCCCATCCGTCCGCGTGATCGTCCACGTCTGCGCCCATCGTGTCAGGCAGTTGACTTGATCGGCGAGCACCAGCGCCACGGCCTGAGTCATGCGCACGCCTGCTTCGAATTCTGCCAAGGCCAGCATTGTGGCCTGAGTCATGCGCACGCCGTCAGCGGCGTCTGGTATCAGCGACAATACCAGCGCACAAGCCTGCGTCATTCTGGCATCAGCTTCCGGCGCGTCCAGCACCAGCATGGCTAGTTGCGTCATGCGCGCTTCTGGCGATACTCCCAGCGCTGCTGTATCTCCATTAGTGCCGACTGCCACAACATCATAATCGCGATTACCAGCTTTTGTGAATGCACCTAAACCAACCCAGCCGGCTGCCGCTATATCTGAATCTGTTATTTCCGAGTTCCATGTCCCAGGCTCTGCCGCTCCATCTATCCAGAACTTAAACTTTAGCGCAGTGCCTACAACTCTGTATCTCAACCAATAAAATGTATTCGCGCTAAGCGATGCCGTAATTGTTGTCAAAAGAGTGCCGACGCCGGCAACATCTTTGAACATTTCAAATCTGCCATTAGACCCGTTATATAGGATCGTATAAGCAGTCGGCGATCCTGATGTGCCAGAACCCCTGACCCTAATCTGGAATTGAGCACCGGAGATACTTGACGACCGCACTTTAGTCAAAACTTCAACATCAGCTCGGTTGGCGTCGGCGTCGATATCGTCCCATGAAATGAACCGCAAACCGTCCGATGTCATAGTATTTCGAAGGAATATCACTCCTGATGCAGACGTTACAGTCCATGTGCTATTGGCATCATTAAATCGCTCTGTCCAATCACTCGGCTGTACACCTATTGCGTATTCCGAAAACGATGTTACATAGTTAGCCATAATCAGGCAGTCCGGTCGGCTTTAATCAACAGCGCGTCAACCTCAGATGGTGTGAATGGTGCGGCGCTGGCCGGGTCGATCTCGAAAACGTCCTGGCGGTATGTATAGACTTCAGTCATCGGCTCGTCGGTTCCAGCCGTTTCGGATGCTCCCGAGATAACCGACATCTGCACGTTTGCGATACCGGCCTCAGTTTTGCGGCTCATGTTTACTAGCACCACGCCACTGATTGCACTGACGCCGGCAGGAAGGTTTTCCATCCCGAACTCAGATGTAGGCGTTGGCGAGCCTGGAACGCCAGCAGATATATAGGTAGTGTCGCCGTCTGGCGTTGCCTGATTGATTGCGCCGAATCCAGTACCAGAACCGACAGCGGTCCAGTCGGCCTGGATGGTGTCTGCATCGGGGAACAGGGTCAGTACGCGGCGGTCGCCGAGAAATGTGTTGTTGAAACTGCCTGTGTCGTCGTAACAAAAAACGTCGTCCACTACGCCGCCCTGCGCGCCACCGCCGATACCTCCTGAAAACACGACTTGGCTGCATTCGACGTTTGCAGTTGCTACTGTATCAACCCCGGTCAGGCTGATAACTGTTACGCCGTTTACTCGCACCTCAACCGTGCCGACAGTATTACTAAAAAAGACCAAAGCCTCCACATGTTGGTATGTCTCTGCCGTTATAACTGGAGATGCTGTTACACCTATCTCTGTGCCGCCGACCCCTCCTCTCTTGACAGAAATCGTGCCTGTTGATTGCACTCCAATTGCAACCTGTGCAGCATTCGCGGTGTCACGAAATTCAAATATGCGTTGATTATTATTACCAGACGGCAGCGCATTTAGATAATATGCAGCCCCCATGCCTACCGTGGTTTTTGCGCCACCAAGCACGCGGCGCACGATTGATGCGGCACCAAACGAAAGTGCATGAGTCCCGGTCCTGACGTTTGTTGTGGCTAGACCGGAAGTCGGGGAAACCTCTGCGTATACACCTTCGGTCAAGTTCGCAATAACGCCGTAATGGTCGAAGCCGTCTATGAATATCATCGCCATATCAAATTCTCCAGGATTCAATCACATGGCCGAACTTCGACAAACGTCAGGTCTGCGAATCCGCCAAGGCCAAAGGTTTGAACAACGCCATCAAAGGAATCGTCCGCTTCAAATCGCACTTCAACATCGAATAAAAACCCGGCCCGGACAATCTGCCCAGGGCTCGGAGCGTAACTGGTGGTAATGACCCCGGTCAGCCGGTCTACGGTGTAGGTCATCGGCGGGTCAAGAGTCAGCGGGTCAACGCCGGCAACGGTGACAACCACGGTCGCGACTACCGGGCGGTTAATGATCCGCGTGTAAGTCTGGCCGCCGCGGTTGTAGGTCTTTTGCAGCTGGAACTCAAGCGAGAACCCGTCGCCTGTGCCGCACACCTGATCTAGCCCGGTGATCGCTGGCGCAGTGTTGGGGCGCTCGAGTGCGATGCTGGCGAAATCAAGCGGGTCGCGGAACGGGAACGTGTGAACCGGACCCCTCATGACCATCCAGTGGTCGTGGATCGCCTCGAAAATCTCGTGACTGCGCACGGACTCTGGCAGGCTGTAGCGGTGTAGCGGGTGCTCCCACCGCTGATTCACGCGCTCGGCGCCACTGTCCACCACGGTGATGGATGTCGACCAGCGAGGGCTTGAGAGCACCGGGTAACCCGGCACGCATGGGTCAACATAAACATCGACAAACCGCGTCATTAGCTGACCCCTCTTCTGACTGCGGAGCCGACCTGGCGGCGTGATGCCCTGAAGCTGTTGGCGTCAGGCGTGTTGATGGTCATGTTCACCTGAGTACCGCCGCGCTCGTTACCGCCGCGCGAGTTCATCGCCATCATTCCGGCCTGGATTTGCGCCAGGGTTGCGTCGAGCTTGGCGCTTGTCTCGGCGGTCGTCACGCGCTCGCCTTTTTCCAGAAGCCATGTTCCGGTTTTCGGGATTGAGTCGATGCCATCGTGCGCCATGCCGGCCATAGCCAAGCCCTGCACTGCGGCAGCCATCGGCACCGTGACAGCGAGGGCGGCAGCCATTGCAGCAGGTGCGGCAGCGGGGCCGACAATCGGGATCGCCGCGGTGCTGGAAAATGCATTGATGCCGGCGCTGATCGCCGAAGCGCTGGCGTTCGACCCAAGCGCCGAAGCCCCAGCCTGCTGAGTGGTCTTGCCGACCAACAATTGTACAGCCTGATAGGCAAGCCACTGCGCGGCCATCTGGCCCAGGGCATTGACGACAGACCGCGCCATGGACTCAGCCATGTTTGCGATTGAGCCCTCAAGCGTATCGGCATCGAAGATCATGGCTTCGAACGCATCGCCGAACTTGCTGCTGAAATTATCGATTACGCTCTCGGCAAGCTCATCGAACGAGCCAAGCGACTTCTCTGCGGCAATAAGGTACTTTTCCCAGAACGTCCCGTTGATCGCCAGCAGGTCTTCGTTTCTTTTCTCTTCGAGCTTGCGCAGCAGATCGGTCTGGGCCTGCCCGGTGATCAGCGTGTTATCAAGGATGATCTGCCGGCGCCGCGCGTAGGACTGGCGAACGCTTTCCTCTTCGGTCATCAGCGAATCAAGAATGCTGACGGCTTCCGTGTTGGTTTTCTCCTGCGCGTCGTTCATCGCATCGATGGCTTCTTTCTGCGTCTCGAATGCCGACACAGTGTCCAGTGCGGCCTTGGCCATCATCAATTGCGATTCGGTCGCGCCGTCCAGCTTGAGCTTGAGCAGGGTCACGGCATCGGCGGACATGCCCAACGTTGCAGCCTGGAATTGCAGCGCCTTGATTTGATCGGCGATTGCCTTGGCGGTACGTTCTGCCGCTTTCTTCTTGGCGTCCTCGGCATCGACAAACGCGGCGCCGCCTTCTTTCGCAGCCTTGCGGGCATCAACGGCGGCAGCGGCAGCGGCCTCGCCAGCCTTCTGCGCGCGCAGATAGAACTGTTCGAATCGCGTGCCTGCCAGCGGCTCGTCGAGCGCATCGCCGATCTTGTCGGCAGCTTGCTGGGCGATTGAGTAATGGGTTTCTGCAACGCCCTGATAGCGTTTGGCTTGGGCCGCAAACCCAGCGCCACCGAGAAAGTCTGGCAGGACCGACAACGCATTGGCGACAATGCCTGATAGATTATTTATATCTGCAACCGCTGTTGCATAAACTCCAACTATCGTATTGGCGACTAGGGTGAACATGCGTCCTACGCCAGCACCAACGTCCAGCACAACAGCCAGGGCGCCAACCATGTCGCGGGTAGTGTCACGAACGACAGTTCCGAGCCCGCCAGCGGCTTCAGCGGATCGAAGGAACTCTTCGCCAATCTCTTTCAGGACCGGCGCAAGCTCGACGGTCAGTTGCTTGGCAATGCCGTCGCTCAACAGGCCGAACGTCGACATGGCGTCGTTGGCTTGCTCGACCTTGGCCGCATCGATGTCGGACAGGTTGAGGCCGAAGATTTCAACCTGCCGCGCGGCCTCCGCGATTGTGTCAGGGTCAAGCTGCTGGATGGCTGCGGCGTTTTTGGCGCCGAAGATGTCAGCGGCAACGGCAGCTCGCTCGGACGCCTGGACGTTGGTGCGCAGCGACTCGTTGATCTTCGATATGCGTTGATCGAGCGGCACATCTGCCAGCGCCTGTGCGCTCAGGCCAAGACGCGCGAACGCCTCTACTTGCGCATCGCTGCCTTGAATTGCCTTCCCGATATTTAGGTTCAACTGCCGGCTTGCGGCGTTGATTTTCTCGATGCCAAGCCCGCCAAGTTCGCCCGCGCGCTTGAGGTTGGCCATGCTGGTGTATGTGGTGTCCAGCATCTGCGCCGCTTTGGCCTGCTGATCGATCAGTTCGCGCTGCTTGTTGACGATCAGGGTAAGCGCGGTGACGCCAGCAATGGCGCCAGCAGCCAGTCCGACGCCGATGGCCTTGCCGTATTTAGCAATGTCGGCAGATGTTTTCTTGGCGTGACGGCCAGCCTTGTCGAGCGGCCCGGTGAATCCACCGATCCGTGCGACGAGGTCGAGCGTGAGCTGCCCGAGGTTCCCAGCCATTTAGGTCCAAGTCTCCATAGCTTCCTCCAGGGTCGGGGCCGGCTCTTCTTCGTGCACCATGAAATCGTAAATCTTGTATCCGCCCTGCTTTGACTTCGAGTTGGCGTACATCGTGGCCAGTAGTGCAGATCCGCGCTCGAAGCGCATCCCGAGGTTCAGCGAGCCACGCAGATGGCGGTACTTAACCCACATTCCAAACTCGACGTAACTTAGCTGGCGCTTGGCTTCGGCGATGGTGCGGCCACCGATGCCGTGCATGACCAGCTCGCACCAGACCTCGTCTTCGAGCGTCAGCTCTTCCGCTTTCCCCCAAGGCCGTTGACCTCCGCAATCACAGCCAGCAGGGCCATGGTCAGATCACCATCGAGCGGACCACGGTCCGGGTCAGCTTCGCCGGTGATGTCTCCAGGCGAAAACACGGCCTTTCCCTCGGCGTCACAGATGCAAGCAGCAATGCGGCCGGCAACCGGGTCGGTCTTGGAGTGCGCAGACGTCAGGTCGCTCACGGTGCTGATGTAGGACAGCGGGCGCACGAACACGGTAGCGGTGAATTCTTCCTCGCCCTTGTGCCAAGTGATTTCCTTCTCGACCGGGGCGCCGGTAAAGGCGCCCATGGTCTTCAGGCTGTCGATGCTCAGTTGCATGAGTTACACCTCGCTCAATCGCTGCTTGAGCGCGTAGCCCATAAGTGGCCATATCTTCTGCTCCGCGTTCTGGCGCGCGATCTTGCGCCCCAGTTCGGCGTCGAAGTTTTCAGGGCTGGCGCAGGCGCTTTCACCGGTGACGGTAAATCCGTTTCGCAGAACCAGCACGCAGAATGTCAGCAGGGACAACGCGGCATCTGTCGGGTATCCAGCGGCATCGCCGGCCGTAAAATAGTGCACACCGGCAATATTCGCCTGCAAATCTGCCGGAGTCACGCGCGGCGCAGTCAGCCCCTTGTCCTGTATCTCTTGCTCAATGCTCATTGATTACACCTTCGGAACCCAGGCAGAACCGCCCGAGCGCTGGATGGATACAGTCGAGGTCACGACAGTGTTCTGTGCGAAGTCGAACGGGAAGTCCGCGACGTAACCCTGGAACGTGAACCACGTCCGGGTAGCCGGCAGAACGAAATCGCCCGAGCTGTCTACGGTAGGGGCGGCAGTGCCGTCAGACCAGCCCACCGCCCACTTGATAAAGTCGACGGTGTCATCTTCCGACAGTTCGTGCAGGCGGATGTGACTGGCGAAGCTGGGATCTGCGTTGAGGCCGATAGTCGCCTGACCGGGCGTGCGCAATCCCCGCATGTAAGCGCGGACGGCATCCTCAAGACAGGTGGTTTCGATCTGGTCGGCAGGTGCGCCGCCCGGCGTGAAGGTGGTAGCACATTCGACCGTCACCAAAGAATCGTCGGCAGGGTCGATGAAATAAATCTGCGTGCCCTGTGCGAGCTTCGCCATGGTGTAGCCTCCTCAACGGGAATGTGTCGCCATCTCGGCGATAAATGCGTGCTTTAGGGGCGCTTCACAGCGGGCCTTGGCACGACTTTACGGGCTGAGTATAACAGCCATTTAGCGGGGTACAAACAGCATTAGTCCTCGTTAGTCACGCGGTGATCCTCGATACCCCTGATAGGATCAAAATCGAAATCACCATTTCTAAAATCCCATACCTGAAGGTTGTCATAAAGGCTCGGGTGAATGCATATCCCGCGATCAACACAGAATTTCTCAAGGTCTGCGATTATTTCTTCAATGCTTGGCTTATTCATTATCCCGTCCTACCTCGCGACAAGCCACGTTACGTCAAAACTCGACCGATAGTGCAGCGTGTCCGGGTCTTTCGACTCGCCGCGCCATGCGACGATGTGCGCCTTTGTTTCGATGGCGTCACGGATCGCATTGGCAACGGCGCGCGAACTGGTTGCGGCCGCGGCGTAAACGTCAACCTGAATCGTGTAGCTGTCGATGTCAGGCACCTGATTGATGTAGTTCTCTGGGATCCCGGTCACCACCTGCCAGACCACATAAGGCAACGCAGCAGTCTGCGGAGCGAGGCCGAACTCGCTTAGGCGCATATTTGGAGGCGCACCAATCAATGCCTTTACGGCGGTTGATGCTGCGCATGCTGAAAAAATTGGGACTGACATCAAACCCCCTGGGCTGCTTTCTTCTTGGCGCGTTTGATCGCGGAATCGATAGCCTTGTGGTACGCGTTAATGAATGCGCTTGTCGCGGCGCCGATGTTGTTGGCCAGGGCGGCGCGCATGAACGGCTGGGCTGCCATCTTGGACGTGCCGAACTCGAGCAAGCGCCAGTGTGGAGTCGGGCCGTTTGCGCCCGGGTCTGGGTTGCCATTCGTGCGGATCACCGCGCCATGTTGCACGCCTACGCGGAAACCGAGGTCGCCAGTGCGCTTAAATAGCCGCCCGTTCCAGCGTAGCCCAATGTTGGCCGCGATGCTGCGCCCAGTCTCCGGGTCATCGATCCTGGCCGCGCCCTCTTTCGCTTTGTCGGCGATCAGCTTTGCGGCCTTGCGCAGAGCGGAGCGCCCGCCCTTGCGCTTAACGTCCTGCGTTACGGAGTCGAGTTTGCCCAAGAGGGACTCAAGCCCCTCGATTTTGAATTCGACTGAGTCAACCACAGGGCACTACCTCGACCTTGCCGCGAAGCTTGCGAGTGTACACCTCGTCGGTGCCGCGCTTGACTCGTATTGGCTGCGGATAAAACACCGCTACGCCATTTTTCGTATCAGCCCAAGCAACGCCTTCGATCTTGTTGCCGTTCACGAATACGTCGCGACGGCCGCGGCCATCGTCAGGCCGGTGGATGTGGTCTTGATTCATGCCATCCTCCGGAACGCGAAGGAGGTGATGCCTTCCCGGCCAAGTTCGGATTCGGCCTGATTCATCTCGACCAACCGGAAGCCCTGGCGCTCAGCCCAGTTCACGAAACCAGGGAGAGACCAATACCAGATGTGCTCACCCGGCTTGTAGTGCTTCGACCCAATGCACGCGAGCATGTCGGTGTAAATCGGCATGGACACAAACAGCCAGTGCGTCACCTGGCGCAAGAGTGCTTCGGGATCTGGAATGTGCTCCAGGCTATCCCAGCAGGTGATCGCCGGCACAAGGCGCGAGTATGGGTCGAATGCCCGGCAACTGTCTGCCAGCCAGTCCATAGCCTCTGCGCTCACGTCATACCCAAGCGCGTCGCACTCGGTCACAAACCGTCCGCCACCGATACCGATGTCAACGACAACGCCGTCGTGGTGTTTACGCACCAGATCCACGCGGGCCTTGGTCAGCGCCGCGCCCATCGGCGTTGCGTCGAGATTCTGGTAGTTTTTGAAGTAGCTGCCGGTGTAATCCATGGGCTCGCGCGGGTGCCATCCCATGCCCAGCTCCTCAGACCAGAGCAGGCAATCGGTTAGCCCAGTCGGCAAACATTTCGTCATGGCACGCAATCCTCTTGTTGCAATTATGGACCTTGAGTGTGCAGCGGCAAAACCGATCAGGAACAGCGAAGTGGATACGGCTCAGATCCATGCACTTGTCGGTCACGTTCTCAGGCGCATTATACCCGCCTTGACCACCACAGATAATCCATGCCGGAACTTTCGCAGCGATGCACGCCGGGACGACCCAGCCGATACCGCCGATCACCGCGGCAGCGCCCTGGACCAGCGCCAGCAGCTGCGTTACCGGGAGCTCGCCTTTTTCGTATGCTATGTCGGCAACTGGCGGATCGCCTACCAGCCATTCCTTGTTGTCCTCAAGGTCGGCCACAGACACGACCTGATAGCCGCGTCGGCGCATCTCGGCGGCGGCCCGGGCGACGTACTGGGGTAGCGGGTTACGAGTGTCTGCGCGCCATTCGCTGCGGACGGTGACGGGGCGGACTACCACGTATTTGCCGGCGACCGGCGACGGGGCGAAGTCAGGTAGGTCGAACTCTTGCGGCTTCACGCGGAAGCACTGCGTCATGCCTGGAATGATGCCGTTGGTGCCGTACTGGATTCTGATCATCGTGCCGCGCGGGGCGCGATTCCAAACGCCGGCCGGTTGACGGGCGACGTTCTTGGCCTGGGTGCGCAGCTGGGTATCGGATCGCAGCAGGTTGACGCCTGGAATGTCGGCGTAAAGTTCGGGCCATGGCGTTTCGAGCCAGATCGGTTTACGCAGGGACTTGATAAAGGCGCGCTGGTAGATGTTATCGCCGAGACCTTTCATTCCCTGGACGATCATCACTGACCATCCGTGAGGCCATCGATGCAGCGAAGGCGCCACTCTTTGCGCCCGGTTACGTCAGTCTCGATGCTCTGGATGTTGTAGACGCGGCCATCCCACAGTATGCGCCATGTCGGCAGCAGGCCGGGGAACCATCGCAGATTGATGCGGGCCGATGTCTCGGCCTGGGTTGTACCGGACTCGCGGAACTCTCGCCCTGGGCCGGTCAGTACTTCGGCAGGAACTTCGTCCAGCTCGGTGTCAGAGTCGAGGAAAACATTTTGCCAAGTGTGCGTCTCTTCGCCGGTCTCTGAGTCCTGATCGGTGATCTGCTCTTGGATGGCGACGCGGTGTCGCAGTCGCTGGGTCAGCATTAGACGCCCATCTGCGTGCGGTACGGTTGCAGTTTGACCTCAGCGGCGCGGCGAAGCGTCTCGATGTCACCGGGCGCGGCCTCATAGTCGATTTTGACCAATATCACAACCGCAGTGAAAACGGACGGGGCGATAGGGTCTTCACTCGAGGGAATGTCTTCGCTGCTCGATTCTTCCGGGTAGTCCAGCGGCAGGGTCGGGAGTTGGTCGCGGTTGAGGAACCGAAGCGCCTCATCCTCTGCGGAGTCCAGCAGGTTCTGCAGTAGCGCATCGTCCGCAGAGTGGATGACGCGGAGCGCTGCTTTGACATCCGCCAGGGCGATTACGCTCACAACA